ATGTTCTATAAACTGTGGCATGACGCAGAGAAAGGACAGAATGAATACACTACAACAGAGGTACACTGGCAACAGGTGCCTGGTAGAGACGCTGCATGGAAAGAGCAGACGATTAAAAACACTTCCGAAGAGCAATTCAACCAAGAATTTGAGTGTGAATTCCTAGGATCTGTTAATACTCTTATCAGTAGTACTAAATTAAAGACTTTAGTCTACGAAGAACCTATTAAGAAGGAAGCAGGACTAGCAGTCTATGAAGATCCACAGGAAGGACACTCATATCACATCTGTGTTGACGTTGCTAGAGGTATAACTAAGGATTATTCTGCATTTACAGTGGTAGATACCACAGAAATACCATATAATGTAGTAGCAAAGTATAGAAGTAATCAAATTAAACCATTATTATTCCCAGATATCATTCATAGGGTAGCCACAGCATATAATATGGCGTATATAATGATAGAAGTTAATGATATTGGTGGACAGGTAGCAGATATCATACAATTTGACCTAGAATACGAGAATTTACTCATGTGTGCCATGAGAGGTAGAGCAGGTCAGGTAGTAGGACAAGGATTTAGTGGCACTAAGGTACAACTTGGGGTCAAAATGAGCACAACTGTCAAGAAAACTGGTTGCTCTAACCTAAAACAGTTAGTTGAAGATGATAAACTCATCTTTAAAGACTATGACATCATGGCAGAGATGACAACTTTCATTCAGAGAGGTCCAGCATGGGAAGCGGAAGAAGGATGTAACGATGACCTTGTTATGTGTCTAGTTATTTTCTCATGGTTGGCAACTACGGACTATTTTAGAGAGTTACATGACGATGATGTACGTATGAAGATGTATCAAGAGCAGAAAGAAGGAATAGAAGCAGACATGGCACCATTTGGTTTCATAGATGATGGAGTTGGATACGATCAAACCTTTGTAGATGATGAAGGAGATACTTGGAAGACGGATGAGTATGGAGATAAAGCATATATGTGGGAATATTTGTCGTGACTTTAGAAAATGACTTAGAACTTGAGCACCTTCTGTTTGTAGAGAGGAAGTGTAGGTTCTGTGGTCAGACTAAATCATTACTAGAAGATTATTATAAGACACGTAAGGATAGAGGTAATAATCCATCTGCATATGCATATGAATGTAAGTCTTGTACTATATGGAGAGTGAATAGGAAGAAAAGTAGAAAGAGACCGTTACCTCCATACCTAGCAGACTACCCTGACTGGTGATCACGGCTTTATTCCCCAGTGAAAATACCGTTTTGGATAAATAATTTCAGCATCCGACTTGGAATACAAAAGGAGTTTTAACAGATGGCATCAACACAGCTTTCCCCAGGGGTTGTTGTACTAGAAAGAGATCTGACCACCGTCGCTAATGCAACTGTAGACAATATAGCTGCTATCGTTGGTGCATTTGAGAAGGGACCAGTCGAGCAAATCACTAACGTGACGAGCGAGAAGGAGTTACTTTCGATCTTCGGACAACCTACTGACTACAATTACGAATATTGGTTCAGTGCTGCACAATTTTTACTTTACGGTGGTACCGTTAAGATAGTTCGTGCGATGAATGATTCGTTGAAAAACGCAATCGATACCGCACAGTTTACGGTAACAACATTTAGTGCATCTGACACTACTCTAACTGTTGCATCATCAACAGACTTTGACGTAGCAGACGTACTACTAATTGACTCAGAATTGATAACTATCCAGAGTGTTTCTGGTAACGACGTAACAGTGTTACGTGGACAGTTAGCAACTTCTGCTGCATCACACGCTGCTGCTGCTCCTATCACTCTGATTGAGGCTGCTGGAACATCTTCCACAATCAATGAAGGATCAACATTCACTGATTCGGATACAACTCTAACAATCACATCTGCTGCTGCTCTTGGTGGAGGCACCAACTCTTACATCAGAATTGACGATGAGATTCTACAGATCTCTGGTGTTGTTGGTAACGATCTAACAGTTGTACGTGCTCAGTTAGGCACAACGGCTGCTGCTCACACTGATGGATCAACCGTCACACTACAGACAGTTACAACTCAGAAGACAACAATTAATGAGCAAACCTCAACAGGTGTTGCATCTCCTTTGATCAAGAATCTTGATGCTTATGAGTCAACAGTTGAGACTGCTGTTAACAATTGGAAGTGGGGAGCAAAGACTGCTGGTATCTACGGTAACTCAATCAGAGTTGTAGTTACAGACGCTGGTCCTGACCAAACTTTATATCTTGCACAACCAACTGCTGCTGAGTGGGAATTCGTTAACAACGCTGAGGTATCTTACTCATCTGCTAACGTATATGGTCGTGTATATTCATACACAGTAACCGTAACCTTCCAAGAGGCTGCAACTCTAATCGGTAAGTTTGAGAAAGACAACTTCATCACTGCTGTTAGTGGTGGTGTTACTGGTAGAGTCGTTGCTTATGACGAAGAGAAGCGTAAGGTAGAGATCACTATTGATGGTACATCATCTGACTTCCTAGAAATTGGAGATACAATTTCTGAGTTGGCAAATAACTCTAACACACCTGGCTCTGCCACTGGTGATGCTGGTGTTATTGAGTCTATAACTCGTGAGTTACGTGTTGCTGCTAATCAGGGATCACCTAACTTCCAAGCAAACCAAACACTTACAGACGCTAACGCTGCTACTATTTCCATTGCTAACGTTGAGTCAGATTACGATTCACGTACCTATGGACTTAATGCAAAGTGGATTAACGTTGCTGCAAGACCCACAACTTCCGCATGGGTTGCGGACAGAGGCGGTCATAACGACCTTATTCACATCCTAGTTTTAGATGGAGACGGTAAGATCACAGGAGTACCTGGATCCGTACTTGAGAAGCACCTCAATCTTTCTAAAGCAACTGATGCTAAATCACCTCAAGGTGATAACATCTACTATAAGGATGTAATTAAAAACTTCTCACAATACCTCTACTGGGGTAGTCATGAGACAGGCGATATCTATGACAAGGATACCAATGCTGCTGGTGCGTGGGGTGTATCAGGTATTAACAAAGAGTTTGACTTAATTAAGTCAAGTGAATCACTTAATAACCTTGATGATCCTACAGGAACTAATCCACTATCATTACCTCTCCTTGGCACAAAGAATCGTGCAACACTCCGTTACTCACTACAAGGTGGTGTAGACGGTTACACTCTCTCACGTCCTAACGCACTCGCTGGATACGATCTATTCAACGATGCTGAGACAGTTGATGTAGACTACATTCTAATGGGTCCATCAATGAGTGGTATTGATGATACAATCGCTAAAGCACAGCACGTAATTTCTATTGCTGCTGCACGTAAAGATTGTATTGCTTTCGTATCACCTTTCCGTGGAGACGTTATCGGTCAACCTAGAGTTTCTGATATAGTTACACGGACAGTTAACTACTTCGATCAGTTGACAAGCACATCATACGCAGTGTTTGATAACAACTACAAGTATATCTACGACAAGTACAATGATGTTTATCGTTACATCCCATGTAACGCAGACGTTGCTGGACTCGTACTAAGCACAACACTACAGCAAGAGCCTTGGTTCTCACCTGCTGGCTTCAATAGAGGACAGTTGAGAAACACCATCAAACTTGCTTACTCACCTCTCAAGGATCATAGAGACACACTTTATGCATCTCGTATCAACCCAATCGTGGCATTCCCTGGACAGGGTATTGTCCTCTTCGGTGATAAGACTGCACTAAGTTATGTTTCTGCCTTCGACAGAATTAACGTTAGACGTTTATTCCTTGTCATGGAGGAAGCAATAGCACAGGCTGCTAAGACACAACTCTTTGAATTGAATGATGAGTTTACTCGCCAACAATTCAAGAACATAGTTGAGCCTTTCTTGAGATCAGTGCAGTCACGTCGTGGTATAGTTGACTTCTTAGTTGTTTGCGATGGCACTAACAACCCTGCTGAGTCAATTGACCGTGGTGAATTCTACGCTGAGATCTTCGTGAAGCCAACACGCAGTATCAACTTCATCACACTAACATTTACTGCAACCAGAACAGGAGCATCCTTCTCTGAGTTAGTATCTTAAACCGTAAACCCGTGGCATGGCATCATGCTCAACCGTAACAGGAGTACCTAATGGCACAAGACGAATCAACAACATATCCTGGGCAAGAAGAAGGGGGCATTATTAATGCTCCCATCCTAGATTTCCGTAATAGAATAGGAGATCTAGCCCGTCCTAACCTGTTTCAGGTTGAGATCTTCTTCCCCCAAATCGTAGATGATGGTAACCCACAATCAGGTGCTACCCCTGGATCTCAGGAGCAGCAAACTGAAGAGGGTGCAGGTCAGTCATTCGCTGGATCTGGAGCATCATCTCAATCACTAGCAACTTTCCTAGTGAAAGCAGCAAACATTCCAGCTTCTACAATTGGAGTAATCGAAGTCCCTTATAGGGGACGTACACTTAAGATCGCAGGTGACCGCACCTTTGAACCTTGGACAGTAACAGTTCTTAACGACAAAGGATTTGCATTGAGATCTAAGTTTGAGGAGTGGTCAACTAAGATTCAGGCACTACACCAGAATCTACAGGCAACAAAGACTATCATGAAGTATCAATCTGATGCTATAATAAGACAGATTGACAGGCAAAATAATATCGTAAGATCCTACAAGTTTGTAGGTATTTGGCCTAGCACAATCTCCGCTATTGACCTAGCATGGGATAGTAACGATACTCCAGAAGAGTACACAGTTGAGTTCCAGGTTCAGTACTGGACATATGCTAACGACAAGAACGCTGGAAACGCTATCGTCGTTTAGTATAAATAAACATAATGACTTAAAGGACAGTTGAATGGCACAACTATTTGGTTATTCACTGGATCGTAAGAAGAAGGGTCAGAAACAACTCGGCCCTTCTTTTGTGCATAAAGATTCGGATGACGCAGCACAACCCATTGTAGCTGGCGGTTACTTCGGTCAATATGTAGATCTCGGTGACGCAGCTAACAAGGCAAGCGATGTAGACCTTATTGGTAGATATCGTGAGATGTCTTTGCATCCAGAAGTGGATCAAGCAATCGGTGATATTGTCAATGAAGCAATCGCAGGTGATCTAGATGATCATCCTGTAGAAGTTAATCTAACAAATTTCCCAGGATCTAGTACTCTAAAGAAAGTAATACGAGACGAGTTTGAAAACGTATTATCTCTATTGGACTTTGATCAAAAAGCATATGATATCTTTCGTAGGTGGTACATCGACGGAAGACTTTTTTATCACAAGATGATAAATGTAGATGATCCTTCTCAAGGGATCACAGAGCTTAGATATATTGACCCAAGAAAGATTAAAAAGGTTATCGAATTCGATAAACCAAAAGACAGAGTGTCACCTGCTGACCCTCAAGTTAATACCTTAGTACCTAAAGCGGTAGAGTATTTCATTTATTCACCTAAAGGGTTACGTGGGTATGAGAATCATGGTATTAAAGTAGCACCTGACGCTATATGTTTTGTCCACTCAGGACAATTAGATATGCAACGCAACTATGTGTTGTCACATCTTCACAAAGCTATTAAAGCAACTAACCAGTTGCGAATGATTGAAGATTCTCTGGTTATATACCGCATGTCACGTGCACCAGAGCGTAGAATCTTCTATATAGATGTAGGTAATTTACCCAAGCAGAAAGCAGAGCAGTACCTCCGTGAGGTAATGTCTCGTTACAGGAACAAGTTGGTATATAATGCCGACACAGGAGAGATAAGAGATGACAAGAAATTCATGTCAATGCTCGAAGACTTCTGGTTACCAAGAAGGGAAGGCGGTAGAGGAACTGAGATCTCTACGCTCCCAGGTGGACAGAATCTTGGAGAACTTGAGGATGTCAAGTACTTCCAGAAGAAACTCTATCGTGCATTAAATGTACCTGAGTCACGTCTGGAGTCTGATAGTTCATTTAACGTTGGTAGGTCCGCAGAGATCACACGTGATGAAGTAAAATTCCAAAAGTTTGTAACAAGACTCCGCAAAAAATTCTCCGATATCTTTAATGATCTCTTGAAGACTCAGTTAGTCCTCAAGGGTGTAATTTCCATTGAAGAATGGGATGAATATAAGGAGCATATTCAATACGATTTCGTTGCTGACAACTACTTTAGTGAGTTGAAAGAGCAAGAGATCATGAATGAGCGTATGGCTCTTGTTGCTCAAATGGATCCATTTGCTGGTAAGTACTTCTCACTGGAGTACATGCGTAAGCATATTCTCAAGCAGACTGAACCTGAATTTGAAGAGATTGAGGGTCAGATGGAGCAAGAGATTGCAGATGGTAAGTTAGTTTCACCTGTTACACTTCAACAATTAGAAGTAGAGCAGATGGAAATGGCTTTACAACCTCCCGAACCAGATCCAGCAACGCTGGGTGTGAGTCCTGCGGACTATAAAAAGGGAGAAATCTAAATAGTACTATCATATATAAATTATTATGCCTACTGATGCAGCACGAGATATAGTTAACGCACTTTTTGCGGGTAACAAAGATCTTTCTGATTATGTCGCTACAGGTATGAATGCGAGAGCAGTCGATGCCATTGAGACACAGAAGAAAGAGATTGGTTCTAAGATTTTCAGAGCAGTTCCAGAAGATGGACCTGAAAATACAGAGCAACCTGATGATGCGAGTCCCGAAGCTTCAGCAGAAACTGAAACTGAAACAGAAACCGAGGAGCCTAAAAATGAAACTGATCAGGGAGGAGATTGAAACCGCTAAGGTAACTATCACCGAAGGTAAAGATGGCAAGAAACGCCACTTTATTGAAGGTGTGTTCCTGCAAGGTGAGATCAAAAACCGCAATGGTCGGATGTATCCTATTAGTACCTTACAACGTGAGGCTGCTAATTACAACACTAAGTACATTGCCAAAGGTCGTGCACTTGGTGAGTTAGGGCATCCAGATGGACCAACTATCAACCTAGATAGAGTGTCACATCTGATTACTTCTCTTAAGCAAGAGGGTAATAACTATGTGGGTAAGGCAAGACTATTGGATACACCAATGGGTAACATTGCCAAGAACCTTGTTGATGAAGGAGTCAAGTTAGGTGTATCGTCACGTGGACTTGGTTCAATTAAAGAAAACAATGGTATTAAAGTCGTCTGTGATGACTTTATGCTCGCCACAGCAGCAGATATTGTTGCTGATCCTTCCGCACCAGACGCTTTCGTCAATGGAATCATGGAAGGAAAGGAATGGATCTATAATAATGGTGCCGTTCAAGAGCAAACAGTGGAGCAAATCAAGAAAAGAATTGATAATGCTGCACTAAATCAGATGGAAGAGGTAAAACTTTCCGCATTTAACCAGTATTTGCAGAGCTTGTAAATATTTGGAACGCTAAATAACTATAGCAAATCAGCAATTTGTACTAACGGAGACTACAATGTCAGAAGAGAACACTAAAACTCTGGATGAATCAAGTGTAACCGCAAATGCTAAACCTGGTGATCCAATGCCTAAGCTAGGATCTGATGGTAGTAGTCTTGCAGGTATACAAGATCTAGGTGGACCTACACCCCAGAACAGTAAGCCAGAAGGCGATAGCAATAAGTTGAAGACTATTGCAGGTGGTAACGCACAAGCACCCACAACTAAACCATCTGATGCTTCTGCACAGAAGGCAGAGTTTAACACAAAGGGTGATGTTAAAGCAGGTCACGAACCAGAGGGTGAGACTATTGCTGAGGAGCCAGCAGAAGAGAAGGTAATTGAAGTAGATTTATCTGCTGACGTTGCTGCTCTTACAGAAGGCGAAGATCTTTCAGAAGATTTCAAAGAGAAAGCAAAGACAATCTTTGAAGCTGCTGTAGTATCACGTCTAAACGAAGAACTAGAGCGTATGCATGATGACTATGCAAAGGCACTAGAAGAAGAGATTGAGACAGTTAAAACTGAGCTTGCCGAGAAGGTAGACGAGTATCTAGGCTATGCCGTTGGACAGTGGATTGAGAAGAATCAACTCCAAGTCGAAAGCGGAATCAAAGCAGAGATGGGTGAGCAAGTACTTACTGGTCTTAAACAAGTTTTTGTCGAGAATTACATTGATCTTCCCGACGAAAAAGTTGATCTTGTAGATGATCTACAGGCACAACTAAATAAAATGGAGTCAAAACTCAACGAATCAATTGAAGAAAACGTTGGACTTTCCAAGAAAGTTGGCGGCTATATTAAGAATGGGATTGTGACAGAGATTGCAGAGGGCTTAAGTCTCTCTCAGAAAGAGAAGCTTATTTCTCTTGCAGAAGCTGTTGAGTTTGTTGATGAAGAAACTTTCCGCACGAAAGTATCTACACTACGTGAATCCTATTTCTCTACGAAGCCAGAGGCTACTGAAACAGTAACCGAGGATGTACAAGTAGAGGGTCAATCCGACAACCCATCGATGTCAGCATATGTTGATGCGATTGCACGTTGGAAAGGCAAATAAATCCACAATTTCTATTCTTAAACGGAGTTAGTTAACGAAATGTTTAACGCAGAATCACTCCAAGAGAAGTGGAACCCTATTCTAGAGCATTCAGAACTTCAAGCTATTGAAGATCCTTATAGAAAAGCGGTTACCTCCGTCCTCTTGGAAAACCAAGAAAAGTTTTTGAAAGAAGAGCGTGGTCTCGTAACTGAGGCTGCACCCACCAACTCTCTAGGTGGCACAGGTTATTCAGGTGGCAGTACCGCAACAGGTCCTGTAGCAGGTTTCGACCCAGTTCTTATTTCACTAATTCGTCGTAGTATGCCTAAGCTAATTGCTTATGACATCTGCGGTGTCCAGCCAATGACTGGACCAACAGGACTCATCTTTGCGATGAGATCTACTTACGGTACAAACCGTGACATCAACAACAGTGCATCTGAAGCATTCTTCAATGAAGCAGACACTGAGCATTCATCTGAAAACAGTGCTAACAACTTAGCATCTAATACTCAGACAGGAAGCAACCCAGGACTACTTGCTGACGCTGCTGGTAACTACACCATCGGTGGTCAAGGTATGACTACTGCTCAGTCTGAAGCATTAGGTGACGGTGCTAGTAACCACTTCCAGGAAATGGGATTCTCTATTGAGAAGGTTACTGTTACTGCTAAGTCACGTGCTTTGAAAGCTGAGTACAGTTTAGAGCTTGCTCAAGACTTGAAGGCAGTTCACGGATTGGACGCTGAGTCTGAGCTTGCAAACATCCTCTCTACTGAAGTTCTCGCTGAGATCAACAGAGAAGTTGTAAGAACTGTTTACAAGATCGCACGTCCAGGTGCTCAGAATAACACAGCAACTGCTGGTACATTCGACCTAGACGTTGACTCAAACGGAAGATGGTCAGTTGAGAAATTCAAAGGACTTCTATTCCAGATTGAAAGAGACCAAAACGCTATCGGGCATGAGACTCGTCGTGGAAAGGGCAACCTATTGATCTGCTCCGCAGACGTAGCAAGTGCTCTATCAATGGCTGGTGTGCTTGACTACTCTTCTGGCATCAATGGTGCTGTTGGTGGTCTAGGTAACGTTGATGACAACTCTTCAACTCTTGTTGGAACACTCAACGGACGCACAAAGGTATACGTTGACCCTTATTCAGCAAACGTAAGTGACAATCACTTCTATGTTTCTGGATACAAAGGTAGTAGTGCATATGATGCAGGACTATTCTATTGTCCATATGTCCCACTACAAATGGTCAGAGCCGTAGGTCAGGATACATTCCAACCTAAAATTGGCTTTAAGACTCGTTACGGAATGGTTGCAAACCCATTCGCTGAGGGTCTTACACAAGGTCAAGGTGCTCTTACAGCTAACGCTAACCGTTACTACAGACGTGTTAAAGTTACTAACCTAATGTAATTCGATATCGAATTCAATACAAAGACCCCTTCGGGGGTCTTTTTTTATGCTAATATAATAAATACTAATGTAGAATAGGTATAGCCATGAACGGCAGACTTACTAAAGTCGATATGACCTCCCGACTCATGCAACTTAAGAGAGAATTACACTACAAGTGTGAGATAGGGGAGAAAGGAGAGTGGGAATGTAGAGGTGCAGACGATTATCTAAACAGAACACTCGACATACTAGACGAATATTGGATGTAGTGTTATAATATGGGACATGACAGAAGAAAAAATCAAATCACTATGTTATACCAAGGAAGAAGTTGATGCAATGATTGCTGCTGCTGTTGCAGAAGCACGTGCTATCGATGAAGAATCCATGCGTAAACATAATCGTGATGCTACTATCATTAGTATGATCCTTGGGTTCACATGTCTTGCATTATTCTTAGATGGATTACTTCGTATACTTGGTATCATTCCACCATTCCTGGATATTGATGTTAATGTCATCGATAATATTGTGGAGAAAGTTGAGCAAGATATAATACCACAGGTTGAGAAGTACAAGAGTTATATACCACGGATATAAATATGTTAAGCAAGGACTATAGACTCAGACTTTCTGTTATTGCCTGTAAGACTCGTCTTGACAGGGAAGTTAGTTTAGAAGATAGGATTTGGGCTCAGAAATTAGTTGAGCATAATAGACATGCCAGAGGAATCTGGGAGCGAATGACATGACTACTTGGAACAAACAAATAGAGAATAGAAACTTCCTATCACCCATAGGATTTAAGTTTGTGCTTGCTAGGTATCCCAAGGTGGCATACTTTGCTCAGACTGCTAATATTCCTAGCATGAATCTGAATATTCAGAATCAACCTACACCATTCAGGGGTTTACCAATGGAGGGATTCATAGAATATGAGCCCCTTAACTTAACATTCTTAGTCGATGAAGATTTAGAGAACTATCTAATATTACACAACTGGATACGTGCACTAGGTACTCCAGATGGAGGTAACGAAAGGACAGAATTTAGATTAAAGATGCAGCAGTTGTTTGGTAACAATGATCTCTACGCTGATGCTACCTTAATGGTATTGAATAGTAACTTCCAACACAACTTCGATGTTGTTTTTGAGGATTTGATACCAACAGGGTTGAATGCTTTGGAGTTTAATGCTACAGTAGATGGTACTGAGTACGCTATGGCACAGGTATCCTTTAGATACTTGGCAATGCAGATCAGGACCAAGGAAGATACCAAACGCAACAAACAACTTGAATAAATGATTCTAGAAACATTCCTGATAGCATCAGCACTACCTTTTGTAGGGTTATCCCTATACTTCGGTACAAAAGGTGGATATTATGATAGTGATGACTATACTGGTGATGGTTGTGCACACGACGTAAAACGATGATCTTTTTATCTAAACCCTCAGTCTACCTACTTCCTGGAACAT